CGCGCCTCGACAAGTCGGATTGACATCGACTTCTGGTCCTCCAGCCATCGCTCGTGCGCAGCGACCATTTCCTGGGCAGCCGCACGATTGAACGCCGTGCTGTTAGACCAACACACGTGTCCCGGGGCGCCTTCTACCCATCCCCAGGCATCCCCGTTAGTTTCTGGGTGTCGGTTCGTTGCGACACGCCAGGGCGCGGTGTTGTGAAGCACGGTCTTGCCGGCTACTGTCACGCTTGGCGCAGCTTCCATTACCGCGAGTACATCCACTGATCCGGTCATGATTTGTCTCCCGACATGCACGCGCAAATCGCACAGCGCGTTCGTTGGGCGATTTGCAGACGCTGTGAATCGAACGTTTCCAAGTCGCCCGACAACAAGTGTTTGTAGGGCGGTTCCGACGTGGGCGCGACGGTGAGGATATCTAGCAATGCGTCAGCGTTGACGACCGCATCATTAGCAACCTCCGGCGAGGAGGATCGACCAGATGCAAGTAGTCCCTGCATCGCCATCGCGGCGATCAGTTCGCGCTTGGTGAGACCGTCACACGCCGCGTGTTCTCGGTAGGGTTCACCCGGATTCAGGGGAATCGGGAATGCCGGCAAGGGAAGTGGCCCACTCACGGACGCACCCGCTCTTCAATGACACTCCGGTCTGCATCAGGCGTACGATGCGGAGTAATGATTCCGAAGCTGCGACCTTCCATGTAATACGCCTTGCCGTCCTTATCCCACACCGTTTTACCTTGCACGGACTTGTACGCATCAACAGTGGCCCCGCCGCAAGCTGCTGTGCCGAAAAGTACCAGAGCCAGCGCGAGTGTCATGTGGACCAACGCGCTGCGATTCGTCATTGTGTTGCGAGTTTTCATGTCGTCACCGTTGTGTCTGTAGCGCGTTTTGAGCGCGAGGTTTTATGTTTGACGCACAACGTCGCAAGCGTAGCGCGAATGCGACGAGGGATCGCGCAAGTGATATGCGGCTGATACGGACCCCTTGTCAGCGTCGTTCATCTTGAACGCCCAAGGAGTCGCATCGAAGGTTGTTATTGCAAGTAGACCCAGCTGGTCGAGCATAGCCCGGCAAGAGTCGCAGGGTCTTGCGTGCCCAAAAACTCGGATACTTTGAACGTCGCCAGGGCAATACCCAGCAAGACGGAATTGGCGAAGTGCAACATCCTCGGCGTGTCCTAGTTGGCTACATACGGAGTAGCATTTGTGATAACCCTCACCGCTTTGGCGAGGGCATTTGGATTGCGGGTTTAAGGTGATATTTTCGCCGACGATCTGACGACCGTCTTTGAGGTTAATCACGCAGGTCACCCGCGCTTTTGCGCATGGCCCCATCAGCCGACTCGCGAGACTCGATACGGCGAACCAACCAGTTCGACCAGTTCCCGCTCAACAAAAGGGGGCGCACCGAAGTGCACCCCGTCATTCGCCGAACGGTACGAGCTTTCGCGTGTGGAGTGATGGATCGCTTCTGCAAGATCCAGCAGTTCGCCGACCTCACAACCAAACACTTCGGTGTCGTACCTTTGCATGATGATGATTCCTTAGCGACGCTTGCGCTTGGGAGAATACAGGGCGATGAAAGCCGCGGACAAGCCACCGATGATCAGGAAGATCGCAACGACACCCAGTGCGATCACGACCGGAATCCACAGTGGGGCCGTGACCCACCACCAGGACCAAGCAATCACGCCGACCATCTTCAGAATGACCAGTACGACGAAGATGGGGAAGAGAATGCTCGTCCCACGAGCGGTGTTGTTGACAGTCGTGGACATCAGCGAATCGCCTTCTTGGTCGAGGTCTTCTTCGCGGAAGTCTTCTTGACCGGAGCCTTCTTGGCTGCGGGCTTCTTCAGCGGACGCGGAGGGGGTGGGGTCCAGGTCGCGCCGAGGGTGGTGGCAGTCAGTGCCGGTCGCTCCACAAATTCCTTTTTGACCTTGTCGCGGAAAGCGATCAGCCCTTCAAGGATATCAGCATTGAATGTCTGACAGCCGACCTTGAAGGTCTTGCCGTCAGGCGCGAAGGTCGCCTGATAAGTGTCATTCAGCTTGGTTTCCGGACCCTTCTCGTCGTCCAGCAGGAGAAAACCGGAGGGCCAGAACTCGACGGTGCCATAGCGCTTGACAGCAACGGCGCCGGTTGCGGTGATCCCCAGCACACGCACGCGCTCGCCGCCTGCATGCCTTTGTTCGCCAGTGACGGGCTCTACGAAGCCCAACGGGATTCGATCAGAGCGCAGACCGGCAGTGATCAGAGCAGTGCGACCGGCAGTAAAGCCTGCTGCGTGAGCCTGCAACAGAGCCGCCTGTGTCAAAAGAGCCTGATTGGGATGCGGAGTGGACATTTTATTTGTTCCGTTGAAAGTGCGTGATTGCACGTGAAGATTCTAGTTGGGCTTCACATGGCGCATCAAAAGGTAGACGCGCCATCTTGCTTTGTGACGGTCAGCGTGTTGCGCACGTAATCCTTCAGGTCATTGTGGCTAATCACCAGCACCGTACCCATGTCGCGACCCTTGCGATCCAACAAGCCCATCAGCAGTTCCAGGCCATTGGAGTCGATAGCGTCATCAATTTCGTCGGCGACGAACAGCTTGATTGGCTTGACCGCGCGTGTTGCGACCAAGTCTTGCAGCGCCAACGAAGTCGCCAAACGGACTTTGCGCTTCTCACCGCCCGAAAGGTTCTTGAATGAGGATACCCCAGACTGGTGCTTGACATCGATGCGGAAAGACTCGACGTAATCACCCGCAGCGTTGGTTGTGATCGTCTCCCAGGTGGCAGAAATATTACCGTCCGTTAGTTCGGACAAATAATGCTGTGTGCGGGCGTTCAGATAAGGTGTGATTTGATCCAGAACTTCACCCCGGAAGCCCTTGCGCGACAAGGCGTGAGTAACATTGGTGGCAACGCGCAGACGATCTTCTGCCTTTTGCTCATCGATTTTTAGCTCATCGAGCCTGGTGCCCACACGCAGGATTTCCCTAATCACCCCCGCGGAACTTTCCTCTAAACGCTCGTGGGTCTCACGACGGTTCTGCCGCATCTTTTGGATGAAGTCAAGATGGCGTTGGGCAACGTTGAGACTGGCAGCCCCACCGCTTTCAACCTTTTTCGCCATGTCGTCCAAGAATTTCTTTTCCCAATTTTCATGGTCTTGTTTCTTGTCCCGAATCAACCCTTCGTGATGCGTGACCTTTTCTTTCCAAGTATGATGCAGGTCAACACCTCTTTTAATCAGGTCTTCATTCTCTTTGATTTTAGCCTTGATCTGATCAACCTTATTTTGTAGGTTAATTTTGATCTTTTCGATGTGGTCGGGATCAGCGGATTGCTCGGCTCCGCATGTTGGGCAAGTCGTGGCCTTGTCAGCGTTTTTCAACGCCTTTAGTGCGGCAATTCGTTCTTTTTCCAAATTGTCCTTAGTTACCTCAGCCACCGTCAGGCGCTCTCTGATCCTGGTTACCTTCGACTTGATTTCATCCAGTACACGATTCATCCCGCTAAGCTCGGCATCGTTTGCACTGCGTTGGCGAGTCAGATGCACGCGCATGGGTTCAAGGATCTTTTGTGCACGCTGTGCTTCCTGTAGAGCCTCTTTAGCTTGCTCCTCTTGACGCGTGATTTCCCTTAGGTCTGATAGCGAACGATCGATCTGGTCATCGATGAATTCGTTTTCCTTTCGGAGTGATTCCAATTTGGATTGGGAATCACGAATTTCATCCGTGACTTCTCGCAGATGGTCTCGCGCTTCGGATTCGTTGGACTTGGCAATCGCGTGAGCATCATCCATGACGGACAACCCCAAAGACTCCTCGATAAGGGTCTTCAGTTCTCGGTCAGTCAACGACGGCAGATCAACCATGCGGTCTTGACCCATGTAGATCGAGGCGTTAAACACTTGCTCGTTGCAACCAAGCAGGGTTTCAATCAATCGATTGGTCGCGTCGTCGGTACCCAGAGTCAGGTCTTCGTAGTCTTCGCCGGCTCGTGTTGCGCCCGGGTTAATGCGGTAAACCTTCACCCTGTTTTTAAGGCTCGGATGTTTGCGCCCACGGACGATCACATAGGATTCGCCGTCGATTTCCAGTCGCAGGCGCACGCTAGTATTCTTTCCTGCTTGAATATTGATCACGGCATCAGCTTTGGCGCCGCGAGCGGTCACTCCGAACAGACACCACGAAATGGCGTCAACAATGGACGACTTGCCCGCGCCGTTACTGGCTGCAGATGAGTCGTCCATGTTGACGCCTTCGATCAGTACCAGTCCTTGATCTTTCAGGACGACGGACCCTTTAGTGATCGAAAGGAAGTTTTCCACTTCCATTTTTTGAAACTCAATCACAAAACTTCTCCTAGAATCTTTAGTGCCTCAATCTTAGAGGCTTCATCGCCGGGGTACTGACGATCCATATAGTCGCCGAGAATCGTATGCAGCGTTGGGGCCGACGAGGTAGTGTGCGCGCCGCGCGAGGCTGTCGGTTTACGTGTCAAGCCTTCGACCACCACAGCTTTGGCGCCCTTGGTGATCAGACTGTTTCGGATCGCGTCGATTTCTGACGGGTCTGTAAATTCACCATCTACAACCTTGACGTAGTTATCCGTATACCAATCATCGTCATGATCTTCCAATTTGGTCACAGACACACGACGAAACTTAGGCGCGGGCGTCTCGTGGTGAGTAATCCTATTGCCTTCTGGATCGTACAAAACGAATCCTGCGAGGGAATCCACATCGCCCCAATTCTGATGCGTCAACGCACCGACGCTGGTGACGAACTTGTTTTCGTCAATCTTGTAGTCCTTGTGATTGTGGTAGTGCCCACAAAACACGCGCTGGAAGTCGTACTCGGCAAACTCTTCCGGGTTCAGCCCATGATCGGGCAAGCCCTTGATCACACCATTCAGTGGCGCATGCAGGATAAGGGTCGCCTGAGCGCGCTGGTCGGACATCGACTTGATGGTCGCGCGCAACTTGGTCAGATCACTTTCCCAAGGCACCATTGCGTAAAAAAAGCCATTGATATTCAACCATGTCGGACTGGAATGAACAATGATACCTCGATGAGGATTCGACAAAGAATGCGCGGCAGATGCGACATACTTGGAATCGTTTGTTTCCAGATCGTGATTGCCATTAATGAAATGGGCATTTACCAGTTCGGGCAGGCGCTTGTTGTAAAGGTCACGAACAGGATTAAGCACTGTTGGCGAAATGTTGCCTCGAACATGAAACGTGTCGCCGCAATGAATCAGGTGGCTCGCTCCAGCCGCTACTGCGTGCCTGAAGGCGTGTTCTGTGGCGCGCAGCGTATCAGCCAGTCGCGAGTTAACGCCGTTGGCGTCGATGCTCGCATACTGGCTGAACTTGTGATAATGGGTGTCGCTAAGAATCAATACCGGATCGTTCATTTGGTTACTCGTCGCGCATGTCTGCGCTTAGTGTTATACGATGGCCTCGCGTCAGAGCTTAACGCGGTACTTGGTCTTTTCAAACAGACCGAGCATAACGCAACGGTCTCGATCGCCGTGTTTGTTGCGAGCGACCATCTTAAATGCTCCGCCTTTGAAGTAGTTTTGGGCATCCGTCGTGTACAGGTAACCTGTGCGCGGAATATAGAACGCTACCTTTTGGACCTGGTGAGACTGTAAAGCCCGAATCAAATCGGGCTTTAGTGGGAATCCAGCTTCCTCATTTGCGGCCGACTCGTTAATGGAAACATAGTCAGCCCGTTTGGTAGTCACACCGAGTGCTCGTGGCGTTGTTCGCACCACGAGCACCTTTCCAAAAGACGGCGTATCGACAATCCACCCCAGCTTGCGCTTACCTTTGGTGATTGTCTTGTAATCCATTACTCGTCCTCACCACCAACAAGATCAACCTCGACCGTCTCTTCACCGATGCCGGTGCCTTCAAGCATAGCCATCAGTTCATCAAACAAGCCTTCGGATTCAATCTTCTCCTTCAGGGCTGGCTTCATGTACTTCTTACCATCGGTCCAGATATAGCCATTGCCATCGCGTTTCAGGGTACCGTTATCCGCAAGCAGTTCAACCATTGAACCAATCACGTCGAAGTAACCTGAACCATCCGCTCGGAACATGAAGTTCCAGGACACCCGCTTGAACGGAGGGTTGACCTTGTTCTTACGCGTGTTGGCGTTGATGGTCTGACCGATGACGTTCTTGTCTTTGTCCTTCAGGATTTCGCGCGACAAGCCGATACGAACTGTCGAGTAAAAGTCGGGGGCGTTACCACCCGGGGTCGTCGTCGGATCGCCGTAAGCAACGCCCGGCTTCGTACGCACCTGATTTAGGAAGATGAGGCACATATTGAACTTGTACGCCATCTGCGCGAGCGTCGGAAACGCCGCAGCCGTAGCGCGAGCAAGCGCCGTGTTGTCGTGCATGGAGTAGTCCGCAGCATCCTTCATGCCGCCCTTGGCGTCGTACATTTTGGAATGTGGGACCATGGACGCTAGTGAGTCATACACCACGACGATCGGTTTGGAGATATCAAGCGGCGCAGGACCCTTGATCTTTTTACCCTTGTCATCATAACCTCGCATCATGCGACCGAGCTTGACCGTCATGTCGATGGCGGACTCGAAGGTCTCGGGCTGCTTGTAACCCCAACTCGTGGTCGTGTTGAGCCCCAGATCAACAGCCAGTCCTACATCGAACGAGTTTTCGTGGTCCATGAACACTGCCACGCCACCCTGGGCCTGCGCGTTCGCCATCACCTTGGTGGCGATAGCGGTCTTACCGCTTGAAGGCGGACCGAAAATCTCAATGATACGACCACCAGGAAGACCCTTGTCGTACTCACCACTAATTGCCTTATTCAGAGGCGGATAGCCAGTATCGAGCCAGCAAGACACTTCCTGCTGGGCGTCGTTTTTACCAATCGCGCTCTCCAATACATCGTTGATATTCATATTCACTCCGTCAATTTCCCATTAAAGGGCAACATCCAACGCTCAAACTTATGGAGAATCGAATGAAACCCGAGTCTTCCAAGCATCTGCTTCAAAGCCTCTTCATCATACCGTGAGGGGTTCTGGTACTCTTCCGGCCGATACGTTTTGGTCAGTTGCATCAAAGCCCTATTACGCTCGTACCTTTTGAGGGTTCCATCGTCCTCAACAGCCTGATCAATCTTTTTCCGGTACCGCGACCAAGGTGAACCTTTTTCGATGTTCGCCCTGATCGCGGGCCATAGGGCGAAAAACTCATGCAGGTTAGCGTGATCTTGTAGGATCATCTTAGCTGCCCCTTCGCCCAATCCCCCAACTCCGGGGATGTTATCCGACGAATCTCCGTGTATAGCCTTGGCTTCAAGGAACCTAACGGTGTTCTTATAACCCGTGTCATCCTCAAAGGTAGAGGGCTTAATCACCTTCTCCGTCTTATGGTCATACCAGGAAACCTGATCGTTGACCAACTGCTGCCAGTCGCCGTCGCGAGTCACAAGAATTACCCGATGTCCTCGCGCGGCTAGCTTACGAGACAGATCACCAGCAAGATCATCTGCCTCTTGGTTCTTGATACTGTATTGACGGACACCCATGCGCGTTAGCACTTCCTTTACCAACGGACGCTGGGTCTTTAGTGCTTCCTTTGCCTGCACGATTGCGGGGTTCTTGTCACGATTGCCCTTGTAATCTGCATACAATCCGAAACGCCACGAAGGTGACGAATCCCAAAGCACCATCGGTACGGCATCAGGAAAGCGCTCACAAACATTCCGTAGCGCAGCCAAGAAACCAAACACCGCAGTTACTTCCTGTTCACCCGCAGTGAGGCGCTTCGACCCATGCTGCGCGGCGAACATGAAATTGTTTCCGTCAATTAACAGTACCGGACGCATTACCGACCCTTACGAGGATTGGCTTTCCAACGAGCGAACGCGCGGGCTGCACGAGCCTTGGCGTGCTTCGAAGGACGAACGGGACGCTGCTGCTTGGCAAGCGTAGCCAAGTAGAACAGACCAAACAGGGATTCTACAGACATGATAGCTCCTTAAAGAAACCCTCCGCGTTGCACGGAGGGTTGTTGCGGCTTATGGATTAGTCGAGACCGGCGAGGAAGTCATCGATTTCGTCGGCAACTCGCGGCTTAGCAGCCGGAGACGCCTCGTGACGAGTCGAAGGAACCTCGGTGAACTCCGCGTCGATGGCATCGGCATCGAGGCTCGACAGGCGCGAATTGGTTTCAGACTTACCAGCCGCCGTACCCGTCAGTCGCGGTGCTGTCGAGGGGGCGGCGTCCGCGTTTCCCGAGATTACTCGGACAGACGTGATAGCCTTCGCTCGATCAGCTTCGGACTCCTGACGAGCCCACTGCGCCAGATCCTTCAGACCCGAGCGGTCATAAGTAACCTTGGTGGCGCGAGGGGTCGGGGTGACCTTGTACTCGGTATTCATACCCGAGCCGCTCTTTTCGATCATGAAGTTATGACCTTCCTCATCGTCAAAGACGTTGACGCCTTCAGCTTCGAACGCCTGATAGGTTGCAAGGATCGAATCCCACACCTTCAGCGGCAGGTCAAGGACAACAGGAGTCGTCTCTGGCTTATCGTGCTTACCACCCTTCAGGTACAGAGCGTTGACCAAGATGCGCTTGCTCGAACGGGCGTCCTTCAGAGTCTTCAGGACATCCTCATCTGAGGTCAGAGCGGCGCCCGAAGCGATCGCTTCACAGATCGGGCAGGGCTCGTCAAAGTTGGTCTGGGTGCAGATATACACCGCCTTCAAATTACCGCCCGAGTCCTTGATGAAGTGCTGACCCCAATCCTGTGACAACTGCGGAGCACCATCTACGGTGTTCAGCAGAATACGGACGAGGTTCTTCTCGGACTGGAGCTTTTCAGGGCGGTTGTTGTTACCACGCTGTAGCTTGGCTCGTTGCTTGTTGATCATATCGGTTAGTGCGGACATTTGTATTTCCTTGTTTTAGTGAGGGCGCGAGTCTCATTGAAGCGCTCAATGATTATAACATGGGAGCCAGTGGGACGACACCCAAATAAAAAGCCCGGCGCACTCGTCAGTGAACCGGGCTTGCGTATTTAATACAAGGTTAAATTAAGGTAGCTAGGTCATTTGGACTATCCAACTAAATAAGGCAATTGTAAGTTAAGGACGCGGATTCGAGTATTGCCACTCGGAAGGCGAAGGGTTGTCAAAAATACAACCACTTACAGTGCGCGTAATGCCCGTTCTTGGGCCGCCACTGCCTGCATAATAGATTGCACCCCGCTACAGCGTTGATGTAATCCGATGCGTCTATCCACGGTATCGCACGAGCTTAGTTTGTATGTAACCTATTATTCGTCCACATTTAAAGTAGCGAGTCTGGTTAGCCTAGCACGTTGATTCTCCTTCATACTTCCTGACATTACCGCTGGTGAACCCTTCAACTCTTCGCGCATGTTGAAGGAAATTTGCATCAAGGTGTCACGACGCTGGCGCAGAGCTTCGCAGGTGCCTTTCAGATATCCCACTTGCTCTCGCGCGGCGCGTACCAAGTCATTCGCTTCTCGAAGTTTGGAATGAATTGCGACTTTGGCTTTGATCTGCGTTTCTGTTACTTTGGTACCTGACTTTGCAGCCTCTTCACGAATGACCGTATCCAGCTTCGCCTCGATGATATCCCGGGCGTTGATGAGTCGATCATGTTGAGCCTCCGCTTGCACCAACAGGCTGTTGTAATAAGCGAACAACCCTGGCTGGCGCATGAGGTCTACCGAAATGTCCTCACTGTACTCTCGGATGTCTTTGATGGCCTGCGTGTGGTCGTAATACTCCCTAATCGTGAGCGTTGTCATTCGTTGTTTCCTTATGATTATAGATGGCGCTTGCTTGGGCTTACGTCAATAGTTCTGCGACCGTCTCAAAAGTCTTATCCATTAGTTCAGACTTCGACGGGTCTACCCAGATCATACCAGGAGAAATGCCCAAAACAATGTTCGCGTCGTTTTCCCTATCATACACCACGGTGCCGGCCAGTTCCATAATGGAGCCCTTCAGGTCTGGGACCATGTGCCGGGAGATTTCGGAGCCCAGGCACACGATGATCGCTGGGTTAAGAATGTCCAATTCCTTACGCAAGATGGGCGCCCACGCTCGCATTTCTTCCGAAGTCAGGCGCTTCTCCTTCTTGGGGACTTTACACAAGGTCGTGTAGTAAAACCCATTGTTCCATTTGAGTCCAGCTTCCTCAATAGACCGCTTGATATAATCGGCGTTACTGCCGTTCATCATCGCGCCGGCTTTTTCTTCGTGCTTGGTGGCCGCGTCGGTAATTACCACTACTCGGACTTTCCTCGATGCGCGAGGATTCACAGGACTTGCCGCAATCTTATTTGCCGGCACAATCACCAGTTCCGTGATCTGTCGCTTGGTGTGTTCATCCCATTCCACCACTCGATCCACCTGCACCCGAGTCGATACCAATCCGGGCATCAGTTCCAACTGGTCTCGTGTGCGGGTAGGTGAATTCGGTGGAGCGGTCGTGGTCTCCAAGTTAGCAAAAGCGCCAACCCGCTCCAGCACGTCTACGTGCCGGATATTGCATCGACGTTTTTCCACACGCGCTAGAAAATCAGCCTTCGACTTGAACGGACCAGCCTCGCGGGCTTTCATGATTGCGCCCAACGTGATGTCCGACAAGCCCTTCAGCCGATTGAAGGGGCACGTAAGGTTTTTACCCGAACCGTCACGCTTAAAAGTCCCATCGGAGATATTGATATCGGGCGGCAAAATCTGGATGCCGTGCTTAGCCGCATCTTCAACAATGCCCTTCAACTTTTCTTCCTTCAGGATTTCCAACGATGCGGCGTAGAACTGTAGCGGGTAGTACATTTTCAGCCACATGGATACAAAGCTGATAATGGAGTATTCGATGGAGTGCGATCGGTTAAAACCGTAACCCGCGAACGCTTCGACCTTATCGAACAATGCACCCGCAGCGGATTCGCTTAGCGCCGAGTGTCGAACACAGCCGTCAACCCAAGCCTGACGCTGTTCAGCCATCATGTCCTTGTCTTTCTTGCCCATCGCCTTTCGTAGATCATCCGCTTCCTGCAGCGTGAATCCTGCGAGGTCTCGGGCGACTTGCATAACCTGTTCCTGATAAACGATAACGCCACCAGTGACAGACAACGCCGGTTCCATGTTCGGGTGATCGTACTGCGGCTCCATGATGCCTTGTCGGATATTGACGTAATCATCCAACATACCCGAGTCCAACGGTCCCGGACGAAACAGGGACATTGCTGCGGACAGTTCTTCGAAGGTCAGCGGCCCGGCTTTGGCCAGGTCTTTCAGGAGCTTACGCATGCCCGACGATTCGAACTGGAAGACGCCGACTGTTTCGCCGCGACCGAACGCGTCGAGGACACGACGGTCATCCAGACTGATATCTAGGATGTTGATCTTCTTGCCGTAATCGTGCTCGATCTTGCCGAACGCTCGTTCGATCACGTCCAGATTGGACAGACCCAAGATATCGATCTTGACCAAGCCCTGCTCTTCGGAGACGCGTTTGTCCCAATTGATGATCAAGTCTTCCTTGCGATCATCCACGACGGCTCGATTGCGCAACGGCTCGTCACACACCACGATGCCCGCAGCGTGTTGTCCCATCGTACGCAGGACACCTTCGAGGTCAGCTGAAATCTGGAATGCCACAGGATGATTGATCTTGTACGTCTCGATTTCGGAAACCATTTCGACGGCGCGTGTCAGTTCGATTGGCTGACCATGTTCTTTCGGCACCATCTTGGAGCATTCGTAATCTCGCTCTGGGATGCCGAGACACTTGCCGACTTCACGCAATGCGCCTGCACCCTGTAGGGTGTTGTAGTTCGAGATACCACCGACGTGATCGGCTCCATATCGAGACTTTAGATAATCGATCACCTCGTGGCGGCGTTCAGACATGAAGTCCAGATCGGCGTCGGGCAAGTCCTTACGGCCCGGGTTAATGAACCGTTCGAACAGCAGGTTGAATCGAATCGGGTCCACCTCAGTGATGCCCATGATGAACGCGACCAACGAGCCACCAACAGAACCGCGCCCGGGGCCCACGATAATGCCATTGTCCTTGGACCACTTGACCAAGTCTGCGACCAGCAGAAAGTATCCGCTGAAGCCCATTTTCTCTAGAATGCCAAGCTCGTACTGCAGGCGCTCGACATACTGTGGGATCAACGAAGCGTCCGGCTGATAGCCGAACACGGGTCTCATGACGCGATCCTTGAAGCGCGCCTTACACTCGGCCTTCAAATGGGCAAACTCATCTGCGGCGAGTTTGGGTAGGGCTGGGTCCTTTTTTGTCCAACGGTAATCCAACCCCGTCTCATTGCGGATCGACAAGCCCATTGAGTTTGCGCCGGCAGACCACGCGGGGTTGATCCGATCTGCCAGATCGAACGTCGCCTGAAAGTCCCTCGACACGTCTGCGGGTGACTTGATGAATCGACCGCGATCTGGGAACCAACGCATCGTGCCGAAACCGATCTTACGACGAGCCAGTAGACCCTGCATGATATCGCGGGCGTCATGCTCGGTTTCCGTCAGGTACAACGCGACGGGGTTCAGCACGGTGGATTCGTCGTTGTCGATGGCGTAATTGATGGCCTCTGCGGTGCTGCGCGCGTATGCGGGTGATGGTACTGATGTAAGCTCCACGCAGAATCCCTGCGCCCCTGCGCGCGACTTGATGTCTGCAATGTACGCGTCACGACGTGCGATATCCACAGCGCTAGAAAACAGTCCCTGTGCGCTCCCTGACGTGACGGTGACATCGTTGTTGAGAAACTCCAAGAACGATTCGTAGGTCACAAACGACCAATCGCGATCACGCTGGACGCTTGACAACAAGCCGAACAGCCGCTTGAAGGCGGCTTCATTGTGCATATAGACCTTGGGATAGAAGTACGGGTGATCGCCGTCTTTGACGCGCAAGGTGCAGCCGGTGATCAGTTCGATACCAGCTTTCTTCGCAGCCTTTGACGCGCTGATAACTGCCGAGACCGACATCGTATCGGCCAGGGCAACATGCGTGTAACCCGCCTTTGCAATAGCCTTAATGCCCTCTTCGGGGTCAATGATCGATTCGCCCATCGAAAAGTGGGACTGAAAGCCCCAGAAAATATTGCTCATGTTAATCCCTTAGACGCGCGGTTTTGCCGCTTGTTGTAATGATACCGAGGTATTCGAAGGTTTCGAAGATGATATTGGTGTGAGAACTTGCCGTTCCCAAACCCCACTTGATCTTCTCCACGAAGACATCGATCAGATCATCCTTGGTCAGCGTTTTCCTTTCCATGAACGCTTGCATCGCCACGATGGCAAAATTGTTCTTGGTCAAGCTGAACGGATTGATGCCCTCTTTGTAGGATTGAAAATTCAGACCTGCGCGCAGCCATTTCTCCACGAACTCGCGAGGTTTTTTGTTGGTCAAAGTGACTGGTTCGATTTCCACGTGCTTAGCAGCATCGACACGCGCAGCGCTCGCTACTGTAGAAACCTCACGCTTTGGCGTGACTGCCACTTCGATCCCTCGACGCACGGCTCGCTTCGTCGCTGCGCGTGTCTTGTTGTCTGTGACCAACGATGTCATCCACTCGTTGATCTTAACCTTGTTTTCTTCTGTCTGCGTGGCGCACGCAGACAACATCGGGCAATTGGAACACCTCTTAGATTCAGGATTGTGATACAGCACGCTTCCAAAACACCCGATTTTGTCGGTCATTTAGTTACCCGTATTGTGCAATAGCGCCGTGTACTTCATTGGCATAACGTGTCATCTTGGCGTGTGAAAACCCCAACAACTTGCAGATGAAGGGAAAATTCAAGTCCAGGGAAAGACGACGAATGCCACCTTGCGCAGCGTCAGACTCGACGCCGTAATTGTACGCTTCAAGCTGATTGGCAACAATCTCGTCGCCCGAGGTCAGCATTTGCAGGATCGCGCCAGTTTCTGCCGAGACCGAATTCAGCACGTGGTCCATCAATTCGGCATCCATGTACTCGTTTTCGGCAGAGCGATTCTGGTCGTCTTCAACGCCGTCCCACACTTGATCCGTACCTTCGCCCTCGTTGTCGAAAGCGGTGTCGCCAGAAATAGTGTAGCCGAACTGACAGTTCGTGTGGTCTCGACGCAAGAGCTTGTTAATTTCGTGATAAAAAGCCGAATGCAGGAACGTGATGAACTTCGCCCCCTTCGACTCATCGTAGCTGTCCATAGCGCGCAGTACCGTCATCTGGAGCTCTTGACGGAAGTCGTCCACGTCTAGTGGGGACTTGATTGCAGCCGCACGTCGAGCAGCCTTGAAAGCCATCTTTTCAATCAATGGCTTCCATTGCTCTAGTGCGGCCACATCGGCTTGATGTGACCGCATAGATTTTAGCCCCTATTAACCGAAGACGCGGTTTGCGGTAGACGCAGCAGCGTCAGCCGAGGTCTTCGGCAAACGGTTGATGTACGCCACATTGACGCCGTACTTCATGTCGTTGCGCGCCACACCGAGCTTCGCGGCGTTCAGAGTCGCACGAGGCGACATCGGGATTGCAACATCCTTGCGATCGAAAGCCTCACGCATCATCGTGGCGAACTTGACGATCTCCTGCGCATCCTTCTTGCTGATGCCAGTCTTGCTCGTCAGGATCTCCACCTCAGCAGCCTGCGGCATGTACTCGACCTTCTCCACGATGCCGAAGCGCTCGTAGTTCGCGGCGTTCTGCATCATCGTACCCTGATACAGACCCGACTCGTCACCTGCACCGTTTGTGTTGCCCGATGCGACGAAGCGGAAGTTCGGGTGCGGATAGACCTTCTTGTTGGCAGCCTTGATGAACAGCGGCTTGCCTTCGAGAACGGCCTGATACACCGACAGGATCATCGGTGACGCGAAGTCATATTCGTCGGCACAGTAGATCATGCCGAGTTCCATCGCATCCGTCAGCGGGCCGTTCAGGAATTCCATCTGATTCGCGGCGTTCACGACCCAGCGACCCTCAACGTCTGCCTCTTCCATGTTGGCCGTATGCTGCACACGGACGTAAGCCTGATTGGTGTGCGCAGCGACCTGTTCGAACAGCGTGGTCTTGCCGACACCAGCGTGTCCGTGCAGATACGTCGGCACGTTCATCGCGATGCCCATCACGACGGTCTTCGTCAGCGAAGCATTGAAGACGTACGCCGGGTCCACATCCGGAATCAGAGCCGCGACTGCCGGATCCATCTTGTCCCGATCATTGACCGCAACGGGGATCGGGGCGCCACGAGCCGACATCGCTTCCTTGTTGGTCGCATCGAAGCCGAACAGTTCGTGGAAGAACTTCTTGGTCTTTTCGACAGCCCCAGTCGGGGCCTCGGGCTTGATCGTAGCCTCGATCGGCGCGGTCCTCTTCTCGGCGGCCTGAACAGCCTTCTTGGCAGCTTCGGACATCAATGGGGCCTCGGGGAACTTCTCCTTGTATTCTTCCAGGGAGACTTCGGGGTGCTTCGACTTCAGGTGCGAAGCGACGAGGTGGGTCATTTCGCTGCAGATTTGGCAGGTGATCATCGAATCGGACGACATTGTATTAGGCTCCTACGACCATTTTGCGGGTTAGTTCAAGAATTTTGGTTGGAATTTCGTTGTCTTTCCAGACAACTTCGGACTTGGGGTAGAACTTTTTGACGTTCTCGTCCATAAGACCGAGGCCCAGCATTTCGACACCGGAGGCTGTGAGCCCCTTTACGACAGCGTGCAGATGACCCACAAGCTGACCGCCACCTCCGTCAGCTGCGGGGCAGCCATCGGACATGACAATCATCACCTTACGAGCTTCGGGCTGCGCAAGCAGACGACGCCCCGCAAGGTCAACGCTTTCGCCATCGACGTTGTTAGCCATGCAGCCCGAATAGGCTGAGGGAATCAACGACACGAGGCGTTTCTTTTCTTCGGTGAGGCGCTCCTTGTATCCTTTGAGAATGAAATTGGTGATGGGGGCATAGCGTCCGTACTTGCCAAACTCTGAACTGCTGCGTGCGCCGGCCAGCATCTTGTTGACATCCTCATAATGAGGAAGACTCGTATTGGAGTGCCACCCGTGATACGTACTGAACGCCGAGATTTCGTGGCTGATATTGAGTGACGTCAAAACCTGACTGAACATCAGGGCTGCGACACACGCCGACTCGATCTTACTGCCGTGCATCGAGCCCGACATATCGATCACCAGTGATACGGCGATATTGCGCGAGTCCGACTCGATCTTGCGACGGAACACGCGAGGGTCGCCATGCGACAGACGATGCAGCGCCGAAGGGTTGATCTTGCCGCGTTTCAAGCCGGGCTCCCAGCGAGTCAGCGACTTGGCCATGAACAGCTTTTGGATTTGCTGCTGAATGACGTGCGAGTCCTTCTTGGCGTGCTCGTAAACTTCCTGCGCGTTACCACTGACATTGAAGCGCTGAATGGTGCGCTCGGCGTCGGGCAGCGGACCCACGTAGTCGTATTGGCGAGAGTACGGCGTGTAGCTCTTGGAAGCTTCGGACATCGCGATCTTGGAAATCTTACGCTCCATCTCCTTGCCGAACGCGCTGTCCTCAAACGCCATGTCGAGTTCACCGTATTCCTTGATGCCGCTTGGGCCCGAGCAACCTGACGGGCGAGAGCCCGAATCCTTTTCGCTCGACTTGTCGTCCGACAGGTCTACGTCGTCTTGTTCGCCACCACCGGGGCCACCACCTTCACCCTCGCCCTCTTCATCCCCTTCACCGGAGCCACCTTCGCCGTCGTCACCACCGCCGTTCTGAGGCTTCTCCTTCTCTTCTTCCTCTTGCCAACGACGGATGATCTTGCGAGTCAGGTTGAAGGACTCTTCGGTGGACTGCACGTTGCGCAGGTCTTCGGCGTAATGCAGAATCGCACCGCCCAGCTTACCCATGTCCGGCCACTTGTCACGCATGAATTCTTCGTACGCGAGGTCACCAGCTGCAGCACGAATAGCGGGCATCGCGAGGTTCGCGATACGCTTGTTTTCGTCAGTCTCGGAAGCGTGCTTGGGTCCGATGATTTCACGAACCGCAAAGTCGTGGTTTTTGTTGAAGTTGGACGCTGAGCCCCGGAACTCCTTCCGCATTTCACGTTCGGTGCGCGCGTCTTCGATGATGTCCTGCAGACCTTTCGCCATGCCCTTGCTGAACTCCGGGCGAGCGCGGTAGCGATGACGATCATCGAAATTCGTATACAGAAGCGTCGAGACTTCCTTGTCCAGAAAACCCTGGATGGCAGTCAGCAGTTCTGGCGAGGGATTCTCGGACAAGCTAGGGAGAAAAACTTTGGTCGGTGCGCCTTTCGCATCGTACTCTACGCCCACCTTCATACCCGCTTGTACGACTTGAATGGATTTGTTGGAAAGAATTCGGGTAACTCGGGTGACCACGTCTGCAATCTGCGCGATTGCATTATGCGTTACTTCAGACACTTGACCTCGCCTTGAGCGTTTGCTCGAAGTGATAATAACGTGAATATACATGGCGTCTACATGGGTTTCACTTTTTAGAACACGAATTATCGGGTAAAGGCTTCCACAATACGGCTTGCGGTTGCCTCTATCGAAGATTCGTGGTCAGAATCGTCAAGCCTTTCGACGTACATGCTCCAGTCTTCACTGTAGTTTGGCCACGTCTGGTGCGATTCGATCAAGTGAACCACGCGATCAGCATAATGGTTCGCGTCAGCAAATTGATCTTCCTTGAATCGTCTTAACAGTCTGAACAGTAGAGTATTCAATGAGTTATCGAGATAGACCGATACTACCTCGACCTCTGAATCATCCTTAAAATAGTCCTTAAATTGCGTCACCCCGGTGGGCTCTACCACTACAACCACGACGTTCGATTCAGCAAACGCCTTATCGACTACCGACTTCGTGGTTCCGTATGTTTTTCCTGCTATTGTCGTTCGCTGCACAATGTGACCGGTAGCGTCAAGTTTGTTTACGGTATCACTATCAACAAAATGGTAATCCTTGCCATCCACTTCACAAGACCTACGGGCGCGCGTGGTGAAGGATACGATACTGGGGATGCCGCGAGCGTTCAGGGCTTTTTCCAACGAGGACTTTCCAGTCCCCGTTGGGCCCACAAGGGCAATGATTCGGCGCATTAGAAGGAGACCTCATCCTTGTCCAATCGGATTCTGTGAAACACTGGGTGTCGAAGAGACTTGGCTGGTGTAATCTCTTGGTAAGAAAGCTCGGCGATCTTGCCGATAAGCTCGTAATCTCCCTCACCAGATGATGCGCGCAGCATGTCTCGCAGGAACATTTCCCACAACACTTCCCGCTCCTTCAGCTTAAAGCCCGAGCCAACACGTACCTCGACACCATTGAAGTCAACAATAAGTCCGCCCAACGTGCCCACCATTTCACCTTCACCTTCGAAAGCTCCGATGACCTGCAAATCGACCGTCTCTTCGCCCTTGATTTTGAGCCAGTTATTCGAACGCTTACGCTCCCACTGACCATCTAGGGTTTTCACGATTACGCCTTCAAGACCATCGGCGACGAAGCTCTCATAGAAGCCTCGAATTTCCTCATCTGAATTGGCGAAGTAACTCGGTGACGGCTTGATCTTTTCCAGCTTGACGTCTTCCAAGGACTCCCGAAGCAAGACACGCCGCGCCATTTGAGTGTCCGAAGAAAAAGCGGGGTCGGTAATCGCTGCGAGCGGCAGCACGTCGAAAACGTGGAAGTGGCCCGAAGTGGCCGTGGACCCTGCCCGATAGATGGACATGGAGTCATTGAAGGTGTCTGCGACGATTTCACCATCGAAGATCACGCCATCACCGACCCAGCCACGGGCTACGAGCTTTG